ATCCCATTCTGGGTTGTCTTTTCTCCACTGTTCATACTCCACCATAGGCATGTAGAGTTCTTTTGTTTCACCTGTTTTTTGATTTTTAACTGGATATGTAGGCATAAAATTCAATAATATGTAAGGATATTTATAGTTGTTCCCCGAGATATAAATGCTCAAGTTTTCTAATAGTCTTATCTCTAGTTAAATCCCACCACAAATATCTTGCGGCACCTAGAGAAAGACCACCATCATAAGCAATCGGATCTACAAAAAAATTAACATCAGGAAATGCTTTTAAGTAGTGATAGTTATTTACGCAATTTAAAAAATATCCTCCAGACAAAACAATATTCTTTGTGTTGCAGACGTTTAGACTCTTTTCTATAAGAAATATTGTATGTTCTTTAGTCTCCTCCTGAAGTGTTTTTATAATATCTTTTTGCTCATCTAAAGATCTTTTATCAAAGTATTTTTCAGCAAAAAGTTCATAAACCAAATTATTATGAGTTTTTCCGACTCCTCTATTATAAAAAAACCATTTTCCATACTTATCAGTTTTTTTACCATAAGAACTAAAACCCATAACTTTACCAGCATCAGTTTCTTTATTAAGTCCTAAGGCACGGGTAGCTAAACCAAAAAGACTACCACATCCTACAGAAGTAGAATAAGCATATTGTGCTACTTGGGGTTTTCCAGAATTTTCTGAGGTAACAGTTTCAATTTTAAAGTCACCTATTTGTTCTTTCCCATAACCATGATCTCCTCTTTGAGAAAAATGTTTAAATCTTTCTTGCAATCCATTAGAATAGTCAAAAGAATAAATTGATTCAATCTCTCTAAAAGGTTCTCTGGTTATAAAATCATATCTATTTTCAAAAAAAGTTCCAACCCCATCAGAAACTAAACAAGCACATTCTTCAAATCCAGAAAAGAAAGCTGCATTAGATGCATGATAAAAATGATGATCATTTTCTCTATAAATTACTTTTTTCCAGTCAATATCGTTATCTTTAAATCCATTTAAAATGTCGAGTATGATTTCATAATCACTTCCAGCTGGATCTTTATAAGAAGCAAAAATAATATAATCAAGAAAATTAGTATGTTTTTTTATAGATTCATACTGATAAAATTTAGTAGGTTTTAATCCTTTTCTTCCAGGTCTAGGAAATTCATCATGATGTTTTATCTTACTTATTCTCTCATCCTCATGATAAAAAACAATTTCACCATCTTTAATTAAGGCACAAGATGAATCATGAGATATGTTAATTCCCAAAATGTACATTAAACATTCTCCTCTATTACTAATTTCATTATTTCAGGTAAAAATAAATACTCAATTTCAGATCTCTTTAAAGTATCTATAGCATCATCAATCGTTTCGACTAATGTTTCTCCCCCCAAATTGAAAGAAGTATTAAAAATGATAGGGACATCAGTTTTTTGATAAAAAGATTCTATCAAGTTATAATAATGATAATTTTGTTTTCTTGTTACGGTCTGTAATCTACAAGTATCATCAACATGAATAATTCCAGGTATTAGATGTTTTTTGTTAGGAAGAACTTCTAAAGCATAGGACATAAATGGACTTTCATCAAGACCAGCCATATCAAACCACTCATGGGCATATTCGAGCATCATTGATCCAGCAAATGGTCTAAACCATTCTCTTTTTTTAATTTTATTTACGTGATCTTTAGCATTTGGATCACGAGGATCATAAAGAATAGAACGATTTCCAAGAGCTCGTGGACCAGCTTCACATCTTCCCTGATATATTGCAACAATATTTTTTCCAATTAATAAATCAGAAACGTCAGAGTAATCTGCATCTATAATATTGTTTACTTTCAAAATTATTTCTTCTAATTTCATTTTTATTCAATAGTAATCGATGGAGCATCTACACATTCTAAACATCCATTCCGAGTCCAACCAAGTGCTTCCGATACCGCTGGAAATTTGCAAGTAAAGATACAACGAACCAGTTCAGCAATTTCCATATGTTCTTTTTGAGTTCCGTGTGATGAACGAAGATCAATATAGTGAATCCAAGAACGCACAGAACCAGTCATATAAAGGCGTGTAGGCGTCGCTAAAGGCAATACAAACCTTGCACACTCTTTTGCTACTCCTGCATCTAGAAGACGATTGTAGAGGCGCAGAGAGTGTTCAAAATGAACACGAATATCTTCAGTCAAAACTAGATTCAGATAATCAGGAATATCATCAATACTGTTCTGACGATTCTTGGTATCCTGTCTGCGAAGTTCGGGAAGAGGAATTGTTTTACTTAGAAGATTCGTATCAGCATATCGTTGCGAAAATTCTTGATATGTAAATGAACGATGCCTTAGAATCTGTGCTGCAATACCACGAGTGGTATTAATCTCCACAGTCATACTTGCTTGCTCAAAAATGCTCCAGTGTTGATGCTGAATACAATACTTAAGCAATCCAGAAAACTTTTCGTTCTCTTGATTTGATGGATTGCTTACTCTAGCACAATAAGCCATATGCTTTTCTGCATCAGGAGTAACGCTGATAAGTTTAACTTCTGGCTTCATAAATTCAAAATCAATCGGGGTATCCATCATCATCTCCATCGTAAAATACTTCGTCGTAATCTGTAATATAATTGTTAATTTTTTCTTGTGTTGTTTTATATGAATCTAAATCAGAATAAACTTCCGATTTTAAACAATCTACTAGAGATTCAAGATTCTGTACAATCAATTTTAATTTTTCCCTATCCATATTGCTTGTTGTTTTGGTATATCCTAAACATCTCACCTATTTTATCAGATTTATGCATAAAAATAAACATTTCTAAAACATCTGGTGAAATTTCTGGGAGAGTCTGTAAATTATATTTTTTTTTCAAATCTAGATAAATTTCATGAAAATTTAAATACTCTTGGGTGAATCTATATCTGGGAGAGATTTTATTATTAAATGGGAGAGCTAAAAGCTTTGGATTGCAATATCTTAAACCAATTTCATATATTATTGATTCAAATGGCCAAAACCACAATGTTTCATGTTTGATATTTTTATGAACGGTATAAACATTATTAATTATGTCTTTAGAATCATGATGTTCATAATGATCCAACAATAAGGTATCACACTTACCAAAATATTCATTTGCATCGCAATGTATTAATTCTATATTGTCTAAAAATGGAGATTTAATATGTTGATGATATTCAATTACTTCTTTATTTTTTTCTAATACTGTTATTTTGGAAACGTTCTTTTTTGTTAACAACCAATTTTCTCTTATTCCAAATCCAAGTCCGCTACAAATACAATGCCCTTCAGCCAAATAATAATGAGAAAAGAGATGATATGCTTCTAGATGAGTTTCTAGATTATAGGACATCCATTGCTCACCATTAACCTTTAAAACAAATCCAGACGAATTTTCCCATTTTTCAACCTCTAAAGATCCTTTGCTAAAAGGTTCTATTTTAGGGACATCATAATTTAACATTTTTAAAAGATCTAACATTAGCAAACTCCTATGTATGATTGAGACCAAACTTTTGAGTAATCATTCTATAAAATGATTTTCTTATTCTAGATGCAGAATGATTTGTAAACCACATAGATTTTTGTAGTCTATCTATCTTCCAATTTTCAATATAATTAATTTCAGACTCAAATTTTTTTCTATAGAATGGTACTAAACACATTAATGGAGTATTTATTTCCACTATTTGATCTTCACTCATTCCGTCCAATTCCATTCCAGTATTAATTTTTTTATTCCATTTAAACATCCAGTTAATTTCTAGAGGACTTATATCAGTATGATATATTCCAGCCGCAGTTGAAAATCTATTTTCATTATTCCATAGTGGATGCAATATCAACGTAGATACACCAGGATCAGTTTTCATATACCAAGGAGATTTAAGTTTTAAAAAAAACTTATAGGGATCATCTTCATTAAAATATTCACCAACTAAAGAAGAAGAATGGTGGGTTAATTCATTCTTAACTACACTATCGACCCAATTAATATAAATTTGCCCTTCACTTTCTTCTCTGAACAAAAAAGTAGACCAGGATTTAATAATATAACCAGAAGAAAGAAAATCAAATATTCCTGGGCAAGTTTTTGTGTTGTTTATTTCTTTTCCTATCTCTTTTTTATCCTCAGATAAAAACCTAAAGGGACACTTTTTTGCACTAGGCATAGGTAAATCAGAGAACCATTTCGGTATTTCTTTGTATGCAGGCACTGGTTCTGGGATTAAACCTTTATTTTCTTCAGAAGTATAAAAACTTATTTTTAAACTCATGTTTAAAATTAAATAAGTTCATTATACCATAAAAAAAGGAGGGAATCAACCCCTCCTGTTAAATATTGGTTCCATATCTAAAACTTGTTCAAACCACTCTGTAAGATGTATGCGGTAACAAGACCAATACTTACATCCACGATAGGTAAGTTGATAACAAGCAGGTTCTCTGCTGTCCTTATCCATATCGTCCCAATGGTAATGGTAATCCACTATTTAAAAAGAAATTGAATATAAAGAGACAATAAAGTAATTACAACCGCACAACCTGCGGTAATTTGTAATACTGCGAACATCACTTTGTTCCAACGAGTTGTGCTAGTTGTGCCTGATGACGACGCTCTTCTTTTTGTTTTTTCTCTTTAATGATTTGTAGGAAGTTTAGCTTTTGCATCACTTATGTCCCTCCTTTACAAACTTAACACCACGATAGGTTTCGTTGTATTGTTGGGCTTGTTGTTGCATTTGTTGTTGATACTGAATACGCTTTTCGGTATCGTATTCAACGCCTCTGTATACGACTTTAGACATTAGGTTTTCTCCTTAGTTTTTGAGGTTAAAGAGCGTTCCTTCAGTCGGCTTTTGCGTCTATTTTGCACTCTTTTGGAGTAATCTGTTTGATTTCCCAAACCAAGTCATTTTTTGCTTGTTTTGGAATATCAACCTTATAGATTCTCCCAACCATTAACTGTGCTTGTAGGCAAGTTAAAATGAGCGTTTCCATAGATGAACGATCCGTTCCGAGTCGGCTTACTTCCGTCCTATTCAGTTTAGCACTTAAGTCTCACAACATCCTTTCGGAGTTCTGATAGCAATCGGTCTTCTTTTCTTTGGTCTACTACATCGTCGTTTTTAACGATGTCCATTAGTTCCCACGCTGCGTCGCAACTTATCGTCACTTGATTGGATTTAGCAAGTTGTGGCGTAGAAATAGAAAGAAGTGGAACCCATGCTAAAAGCAAAAGTGCTTTAGTCATAGGATGAACGTTAGGGGATTATTATACCCCATCCATTTTATATAGTCAAGTTTGTGTGTATTTCCTGATACAATTTTTATCGCTCAATATAACTTAAAGTATGTTTTGATGCATAGAGCTGTTGAATTATTATATCACATCCGATTTTTGGGTTGCAGTCACCACAAGTATATACATCAACTGCTGCTTTACCCTCCTCAGGCCAAGTATGAATGCTAATGTGACTTTCCGATAACAAACAAATTACCGTAACTCCTTGCGGATCAAACTTTTTTGAAATAGTTTGAATTACAGTTGCACCACTTGCAACTGCAGCATTCTCCAGTAGGTCTATAAGACAACGCTCGTCGTCCAATAGAACAAACGAGCAACCATACAAATTCAATAGATAGTGCTTACCCATTATTCAAGTGCTTCAGGATCTATACCATATTCATTTATTAATTTATCTATCTTCGTTTCTTGACCTGAAAGTTTTTCGATTTCAAAAAGAGAAGACTTCTGATATTTTTTAAGTTTTTTATATTCTTTGATTAACTTATTTACTTCTTTATTTCTAACGTAAAGACGAAATTTTTTATCATCTGCAGGACCAGCAAATCCACCAAAACCTTCACTCATTTTCTTTTTTTCTTTTCAGGTGTTCTATATCCCCAGAGTTTGGGATTCATTCTTCCATATCCAAAATCAATTTTTTGAACTGATCCTGGACCAAACTTATCATAATAAAGATCAAATATTCTTACCCTAGTACCTCTACATAGATCCATATAAGTTTCATTGTTTACTCGATAAACAACAATATATGCATCACTTGGAATGGTAGTATCTTTAACTTGAATTTCAGTTGCTCGTTCATAAATGATTTCACAACCATATTGAGAGGGTAATTCTTTTTTTTCTTCCTTTGTCCAGTTCTCCATTACCCTCTCCGCAACTGTACTCACGAACGACCTCCCCACTGAATGTCAGGATATGCTTCCTTAACTACATCGTGGGAGATTTTGTATTTGGTTTCTAATTTTTTATCCTTAACAAGGCAAATAATATCAGCTTCTCTAGGATGAAGACCTCGCAGGAGGTTGATGAACATCATTTCTCTACGAATAGAGGTCAAACTATCATTACCACCTTTCACATAATGATAGAGATTTTGATATTCTCTACGAAGCGAAGTTCTACCCCTACCATCTAAATCTTGACCGGTTGCAGATTCTCCACCAGCAGCTTCTTTTCTAAGATTATCTGATAGTGTTCCACTATAAACACTTTGATCATTTGCATCTGCATAAGGAACATCTCCCTCAGGGAGAAGACTAATAACAGAAGAATCGAAATTCCAAATTAAAACTACTTTAAGAGCATCACATACATACTCTTTAAGAGATTCAACCTTTTTTTGTTTAGTCTTTTGATCAGATACAAAATCTAAAATCTCAAAGATAAAGGGATTTTGTGGTAGTTTTACTTTCTGTGCGACAACTCTTTTAGATGTTGTCGTCTTCTTCGTCGTCGTACTCGTCATAGTCATTTTCAAATCGTACTGCTAAAATTTCATCTGGTATTACATTTCCATTTGAATCAAACATCTCTGGGTGCGTATAAGCAACAATATTAGATTCGTAGAAATGTTGCTTCGCCATCCATCCTATTACACCACCAACAAAAAAGAACATTATTGAAACTAGAGTGCCGATGGTTAGAGTTACTGCTAACATTTTTTTTCTCCAGAGAGTTTATTTTTTTCTAATATCAAAGTGAAATTCTATAAAAAAATGAAACTCTCGACGTAATAGAGAGATCATTTTACCAAACTTCACTTGGAAAGTTTTTGGTTCTTGTGATCTTTTCCTCCTATTACGTAACAATAACTCAACTCCCCTATTAATTTGGGGATCATCTTTATTTAGTTTGCTTTTTTCGCCTCCCAGGTCTCTTATCATAATTATACCTTTGTGCGTCTTCTAGTATTCCTGAAAGATAATTTCTTATTTTTCTTGCTTGAGGTTTGGGAATATGCCCATAACCTTCGCGAAGTTGTTTATGCATTTCATCAGCACCACCTTCTAAATATTCGTCCAGATCTAATACTAAACTAGTAATTTCATTAGCGGTGGAACTTACAATAAATTCTTCAACTTCTATTCTTCTAGTTCCTCTAACCTTAAGGTAATCGTAAAAATTTAAAACAAATTGTCCATTGAATGCATAATCTATTGCTTTTTCTACGTCGGAATAAACTTCATAAAAGTTGTGTTCCATCAAACTAATTTCTGCTCCTTCAGGTACTGAACTGTATCTGTACAACCACCAATGTGTTTATCATCAACAATTACTTGAGGAAAAGTTGAACCTTCACCAAACTCAGCGTAAAATGCCTCACGGTTAAAGTCTCTATTTAATTTGTAAATTACGTGCTGCAACTCTGCTAATTGTAGCACCTGCTCTACTTTTGTGCAATATGGACAACCTTCTTTTGAATAAACGGTAAATTTCATAAATTTCAAATTAGTTTTTTTATTATATATTAAAATGATAAGTTAAATGAAATCGAAATTCTATCATCATTGGATTGATTCATATGAACCTGATGTAAAAGATTTGCTGGGAAAATTACGAGTCTTCCTTCTTTAGGTTTTATCTCATAACTACCATACATTTTTGCAAATTCTTTCATATTATCATTTCTAAACTCGTAATCTATACCATCATTAAAATCTGGAAGAAATACTAAGTCACCACATTCTTCTGGGCATTTTACATAGTAAACAGCACTAATCATAGATAATGGATGCGTATGCGTAGCATTATAATTATATTTTTCAGAAATATTAATCCATGCATTTAATATAGAAAGATTTGAGTTTTCAGATATACCAAATTCATTATTCATACAATGCTCTAGATTACCATCTAGATCTTCAAATAAGAATTCAAAATCACTATTATCAAGAATAAGATCTGAGCGACTTTGCCATCCACCAACATTTGATAATTGTACCCCTACGGGATCTTTTTCCATTTCTTTATAGCAAAGATTGATTAAATGATCACGATAGCTTGAAAAATTTTCACTATCAGAAACAATCACTTGTCTCGGAAATAAAAATTCAGAGTAACTATTATATACCACAATATTCTCCTATTTTAAATTTAAAGGTTGTTCCTGACCCTCTGGAAGTTTGATTTGTGGTAGTGGTAGATGTCCATTTACTGGTGTTTCGTCCACTCTCCAAGAGCCACCAACTCCCCCATCCATGTTAACAACGATTTCATTGGTTGGAAGTTGTTTTTGAACTTTAACATCAACAACTTCACCCATCAAAAACTTATTGCGAGTGTAAGTTCTGTTTTCTGGATCAAAGGCAACCATTGTGAGTGCGTCGTTTTCATCACCACAATCCAAGAGTTTCTTTCCAGTCTTTTTATTCAGGACTGAAAAATATTCTTCATTATACTTTTTCATTATACAAATCCTTTACTTTTTGGTTTTTCTTGAATTGGAAAATAATTAAAGTTGATATTAAATCTCCCAATAGGATCATCAGTACAAGTTGTACTTCTGTGTCTAATATGAGCATCAAATATTAATAACCTATTTTCTACCGAATCAATTTCTGTACCATCACTTAATATCGTTTTACCATTGTTTGTGTTAATGTAAAAGATACTTCCAGTATTTGGCGTAGAATGATCTTCATGGTAAGGATGTTTTATAATCTCTTTTGTTGTTGGATAAAAGTTAACTTTAATTCTTCTTATTGCAAAAACTCCCAATTTATCAAGTATAGGTTGAATTGAAACAAAATGCTCACTATTAATACGGTGATTTCTATACAAAATATGCGTAAAGTAGTAATCTTTATCGTTCGGCGTTCCAGAAACATTCTCAGTCAAATACCACGGAAAATCGCAATTGTACATTATTCCGTTTTTGATGTTCAAAAAACTTTCATCATCTAGAAAGTTATCTATCACTTTATACTTCATTCCCATAAAGATTTTACTTTTGATTATTCTATCATGAAGTATTAAATTATCCAAGTCATTTTTTTATTTTAACATAACCAAAGTTTCTATCTCTGGAAGATATAAGTACTCGATTTCACTGCGACTAATAACATTTATAGCATCTTCTAAAGTTTCTACTAAAGGTTCTCCAGCAAGATTAAAAGATGTATTTAATAACATAGGAACATCTGTTTTTTTGTAAAACGTTTCTATTAAATTAGAAAAATGATAATTTTGTTTTTTAGTAACCGTTTGAATTCTGGACGTTCCATCTGCATGAATTACTGATGGAACTTTCTCCATTGTTTTTTCATAGGCATCTATGGCAAAAGACATGTATGGGCTTTCTTTTAACGTTCTCAAATCAAACCATTCGTTTGCATATTCTAAAAGTATAGATGCTGCAAATGGTCTAAAACTTTCTCTCTTTTTAATTTTATTAACAATCTCTTTCCCATTCTTAATTCTAGGATCGAAAAGTAAACTTCTATTTCCCAAAGATCTTTGTCCAATTTCTGATCTACCTTGAAATAAAGCAACTAAGTTTCCTCCAATCAGAATATCTACAACATCTTCATATTTAACTTTTGAAATAATTAAATTATTGAAGGAAGAAAGGTCATATGTATTTTTTGTATATCCAAGATACGTAGTCGTTACTTTTTCTGGTTTTAGATTTGTTTTTTTAACATATTCATACAAAGCATTACCAAGACTGATACCCGCATCTGAGCAAACAGGATCAATATGAAAATTCAATTCTGGAAATTCTTTAATTAGATGGTAATTAATTACACAGTTAAGTCCAACCCCACCACTAATCACAATATTATTAATACCAGTTTCTTTGTGATATTTTCTTATTAAATTTGCAATATAATTTTTAGAGGAAATTTGAAGATTATAAGATTCTTCTACTTTTTCTTTCCAAAATTTTATATTATATTCTTCTGGAAGTTTATCTATATGATTTTTATATTGAGCTAGTCCAGTTATTTTTCCAGAATCTTGCCAGGAAAATCCACACTCTACAGAAAGTTGTTCAAATTTATTTCCAATGCTATAAATTTTAGTTGCAATAAATCCATCATCTAGGATTACATCATCAGCAGTATTATCATTTTTATATCCTTCATGAGTAAGATATCTCTCCTGAAGTATTCTGTATTTTTTATGCAATGGAGTGTTGGTACATTTACCATCTTTAAATAAAAATATTGTTTCTCTTTCTGAACAAACTTCATTCGGAATTAAATTATAAAAACTAGATCCATCGCCATCAAAAATAAAACACAATGCATCATCAAAATTAGATGTGTAAAATCCACTATATGCATGTGATAGATGATGATTTTCTGGATTTACAAATAAAAATTTATCTTTTGGAAGAAAATTATTATTCTCATTTAAAAAGTCGATAAGTTCTTCTAAATGAAGTTTAGAATATGCGCCATCTTCATTACTAAAAATAATTGCGGAAAGATGATCATATTTTTCTTTTAAATTTGACGTAAAAATTTCAAAAGTAGAATTAATTTTATACTCGTGTTTTTTTCTTGTTATTCTTTCTGAAATTACATGCTCTACAACTTTTCCGTCTTTTAAAAAGGTTAAACTACTATGATGATTATTAAAAGATAGAGAAATTAATTTCATGTTTTCTGATATCTTTTTGATCTTGTTGATTATTATAGTTTGATTGTGGTTTTCTGTAAAGTCCAGGCCAGGTATCCCTGATAATTTCTGCTAGTTTATAAGGAGTTGTTGAGGATATCATAGTTGTCTTAAGTTAAGAAAAAAGACCCCGAAGGGTCTTTGCGTTTCCACAGGGTATTATATTTTTATCACAAGGCATTTCCACGAGGTAAAACTTCCTCTGGAAATACAAACTGCTCATGAGGTTGATCTACTGGAGCCATCCACGCTCGAAGTCCCTCATTAAGGAGGATGTTCTTTGTATAGAAAGTTTCAAACTCCGGATCTTCTGCCGCTCTAATCTCCTGAGATACAAAGTCGTATGCACGAAGGTTAAGAGCAAGACCGATGATACCAATAGAGGAAGTCCAGAGGCCCATAACTGGAACAAAAAGCATAAAGAAATGCAACCAACGTTTATTGCTAAAAGCAATACCAAAGATCTGAGACCAGAATCTGTTAGCCGTAACCATAGAATACGTCTCTTCCTCCTGAGTCGGTTCAAATGCCTTGAAAGTGTTCGCTTGTTCACTGTCTTCAAATAGTGTATTTTCAACGGTAGCACCTC